AGACGCAGGACATGAGCGATGAAACCCGGAACGAAACCCAAGCCGACCCATCTGAAGCTGGTCACGGGTAATCCCGGCAAGCGGACACTGAACCGCAAGGAGGCCAAGACCAAAGCAGCGATCCCGGCACCGCCGGCCCATCTCACCGCCGACGCGGTCGACGAATGGAACCGCGTCGCAACCGAGCTCTTCAACCTCGGAATCCTCTCCGAGATCGATCGGGCTGCGCTGGCTGCTTACGCCATGGCCTATGGCCGCTGGGTCCAAGCCGAACGAGCCATCGCCAAGATGGCCGAGAAGGATCAGCTGACCGGCGGTCTCATGATCAAAACATCAAACGGCAACGCGATCCAGAACCCGCTGGTGGGCACCGCCAACAAGGCGGCGGCGGATATGATGCGTTACGCCGCAGAATTCGGGATGACGCCCAGTGCCAGGAGCAGGATCTCGGCCGAGCCGCGGGAAGAAAGCGGCGACCCCGCCGATCGGTTCTTCGCCTGACCGAACGCTGGCCTACGCCAAGGCTGTTGTGTCGGGCGAGACAGTTGCCGGGCCGCATGTTCGTAACGCCTGCCAGCGGCACATTGCCGACCTGAAGCGCAAGGATGGCATCTGGTTCGACTTTGAGGCCGCAAACCACGTATTTACCTTCTTCGAGGAAGTGCTGAAGCTTTCGGAAGGCCAGTTCGAGGGACAGCCATTCGAGCTTCAACCGAGCCAGGCTTTCATCATCGGCTCGTTGTTCGGCTGGAAGCGGAAAGATGGCCGGCGCCGGTTCCGCCGGGCTTACATTGAGCAGGGAAAAGGCAACGGCAAGTCCCCGGTAGCTGGCGGTATTGGCATCTATGGGATGACCGCCTGCAAGGAAGCCGGCGCTCAGATCTACGCGGCCGCGGCCAAGAAGGAGCAGGCCAACATCCTGTTCCGCGACGCGGTACGTATGGTCCGCCAATCACCGGCTTTGGATCGGAGGCTCAACTTCTCGGGCGGACCGGGACGCGAGTTCAACATCGCGCATCTGGCGAGCGGTAGTTTCTTTCGCCCGGTATCGCGGGACACCGGCAAGACCGGTTCAGGCCCGCGGCCCTATTTTGTGCTAGCAGATGAGGTGCACGAGCTGCCCGATCGCTCGATCATCGAAATGCTGGAGCGCGGCTTCAAGTTTCGCCGTGATCCGCTGCTCTTCATGATCACCAACTCGGGCTCGGATCGCAACTCAGTCGCCTGGGAGGAACATGAGCACGCTGTCCGGGTGGCGGCTGGTAACCCCGACGCGGTGACCGATCCGACCTTTCTTGGGCAGGTCATCGACGACACGACGTTCAGCTACGTTTGCGCGCTCGATGAGGGCGACGATCCGCTGACCGACCCCAGCTGCTGGATCAAGGCGAACCCGCTGCTGGGTGTGACGATTACGGAGCAATATCTCTCGGAGGTCGTGGCCCAGGCCAAGGCTATCCCCGGACAGATCAACGGAATTCTGCGTCTTCACTTCTGCGTCTGGACCGATGCCGAAACTGCCTGGATGGCTCGGGCAACGCTCGAGCCGCTGCTCGCCGAGTTCGAACCGAAGTCCGGCCAATCCATCTGGCTCGGGCTCGACCTCAGTCAGAACCGCGACCTGACCGCATTGGCGGCAGTCCAGCGCAATGGCGAGAAGGACGGCAAGCCCTGCTTTGATGCCTGGGTCGAAGTCTGGACGCCAGGCGATACGTTGGCGGCACGCGTGCTGCGAGATAAACAGCCCTACGACCTCTGGGTCGCAGACGGATTTCTGAATGCGCCGCAAGGCGAGAACATCAGCTTTCGCCATGTGGCGCAGGCTCTGGCCGAGATGGCTTCGGACTACCGGGTCGAGGCGGTTGCCTATGACCGTTACGCTTTTCGCCGGTTCGAGGAGGAAGTCGCTGAACTCGGGCTCGACCTGACCTTTGTCGAGCACCCGCAGGGCGGCACCAAGCGGGCCAAGCCAGCGGGCGAGATGACCGAAGGTCTCTGGATGCCGGGCTCGCTTCGGCATCTGGAAGAACTGATCCTTGAGGGCCGGGTCCGCCTGAAGCGCAATCCGGTCCTCATTTCTGCAATGATGTCGGCGGTCACCGAGACCGACCGCTGGGACAACAAGTGGCTCTCCAAGCAGCGGGCCATCAACAAGATCGACGCAGCCGTCGCGCTGTGCATGGCAGTGGGGGCGGCAATGGCAGGCGACACCAGCGGCTCCATTGATGACTGGCTGAAGAGCCTCGCGTCATGAACATTTTCCAAAAGGCGTTCGGCTACATCGCGCGCTCCATCGGCCTCACCGATCCGCGGCTGATTCAGGCGGTGGGCGGTCGCACAACCACCACGGGGGAAGTGGTCTCGACGACATCGGTGCTGGGGCTCGCTTCGGCCTGGGCCTGCGTCAACTTGCTGGCTGGCACGATCGCCTCGCTGCCGCTCATGGTCTACCGCACCCGTGGCGGCGCACGGACGGTCGCGACGGACCATCCGCTTTATCGGATCCTGCACGACAGCCCCAATGCCGACCAGACTGCAGTCGATTTCTGGGAGTTCATCTGCGCGTCCATTGAACTGAACGGCAACGCCTATGCCGAGATCATTCGGGGCAGCAACGGCCGGGTAGTGGCGCTCAGTGTTCCCATCGCGCCGGAACTGATGACGGTGCGCCGTCTGCGCGACGGTGGCCTTGAATATGAGTGGTCCGACAACGGCACCCGGTCGGTGGTCAGCCAGGACAACATGCTCCACATCCGGGGCTTTGGCGGCAATCCGCTGGGCGGGCTCTCCACCCTCTCGTTCGGCCGCCAGACCTTCGGGCTGGCCCAAGCGATCGAGCGGGCCTCGGGCGACACCTTCCGCAATGGGGTGCGGCCCTCGGGTCTCTTGAAGACCGCCGACACGCTGACCCTCGACCAGCGCAAAATGGCCGAGGAACTGCTGCAGGAGAAGTTTGCGGGCGCGATCAATGCCGGACGCCCCATGCTGCTCGATCGCGGGATGGACTGGGTCCAGCTCTCGATCAGCCCGGAAGATGCCCAGATGCTGCAGAGCCGGGCCTTCTCGGTTGAAGAGGTCTGCCGCTTCTTCGGCGTGCCGCCGTTCATGGTCGGGCACACCGAGAAGACCACCAGCTGGGGCACCGGGCTCGAACAGCAGACCCTCGGGTTCCAGAAGTTCACGTTGCGGCGGCGTTTGAAGCGCATCGAGCAGGCGCTGGCGAAGCAGCTGCTCTCTCCAGCGGATCGTCAGGCCGGGCTTGTCATTGAATTTAACTTGGAAGGCCTGCTGCGCGGCGATAGCGGCGCGCGGGCCTCCTTCTACCAGCAGATGCTGTCCAATGGCGTGATGACCATCAACGAGGTTCGCGCCCTAGAAAACCTGCCACCCGTCGAAGGCGGCGATGTCCCCCGCATGCAGATGCAGAACGTGCCCATCACCCAGGCAGGATTGCTGCCGCCCACCGGAGCTATTGCCCCATCGGAGCCCCCTAAATGAAACATCTCACCCTGACCCTCAAATCCAGTGATCTGCAGGACACCGGCCAGTTCGAAGGCTATGCTTCGACCTTCGGCAATGTCGACCAGGGCGGTGATCTCATCGAACCGGGCGCATTCCGCGAGAGCGTCGCCAAGGCCCACGCCGAAGGCTGGGGCATTCCGATGCTTTGGCAGCACGACCAGCGCGAACCGATCGGCGTGTGGCGCGACATCTTCGAGGATGATCGCGGGCTATTCGTGCGCGGACAGCTCATTCTCGACGGCGATCCAGTCGCCCAGCGTGCCTATGGCAAGCTGAAGCATGGGGCGCTCGGCGGCCTTTCGATCGGCTACACCATTCCCAAGGGCGGTGCAGCTCCCGACCCCTACAAAGCAGGCGTCCTGCGGCTGAAGAAGATCGATCTTCGCGAGATCAGCCTCGTCACCATGCCTATGAACACCGAGGCGAAGGTTACTGCGGTCAAGACCGTGACCGATGGATACGTCCTGCCCACGCTTCCCGATTTTGAGAATTTCCTGCGCGAGGCAGGGTTCTCGAAAAGCCAGGCCACCGCAATCGCGGGCAAAGGCCTCAAGTCACTGCTCCGGAGTGAGTCCGGCAGTGAGAACCCCACCGACTTCCTGTCGGCACTCGCCGCGCAAATCCGCGGCTGAACCTCACTCCCACGGAGCTACCCATGACTGACACCAAGAGCGCCGATCAGTTGGCGCAAGAAGTGAAGGCTGCGTTCGACACGCGGCATGATCAAGTAAAAGCAATCGCCGAGGAAGCCCTTGGCAAGGCCGCAAAGGGCGAAGAGCTCTCCGCGTCCACCAAGCAATTGGCCGATGAGGCGCTGACCGCGCTTAATGAAGCCAAGGCCCGTCTGGATGAGGTCGAGCAGAAGCTCGCCCGCAAAAAGAAAGATGATGAGCGCAACGAAGCTCGCACTCTGGGCGAACAAGTCGTCACCAACGAGGCGATCCAGCCTTTCCTGAACAGCAAAACTGCACGCGGC